TACAACGTCCTTAGACATATTGCGTGGACCCATAGTTTCTCCGCCTTTAGCCATTTTCTTAGGCTCCTTTTTCTCAGCTTGTTTAATCATTTTAGAAATCAGTTTTTTGTCCTGAGCTTCATCATCGTGTTTTTTCATAAGACCGCCTTCTTTCTTTCCAGCATATTTGTTTAAATTGATATTAGGAACATTTTTTTCCTCTCCTAATATACTACCATAACGAGTGGCTTGACGATTGACCATGCCTTTACCACCACGAGTGATAGTAGGGCTTCCGCCTGTACCAAACCTTCTACCTTTATCAGCTTCTGCAAAGTCTTTTCCAACAGATACTGGAACTCCAACCTTTTTAGCAAACTTATCGCTATGGGCTATAGCCTCCATAAAATCATGCTGTTTTTTAGTTTTGCTTGGCATTATTTACCCCAAAATCCTTGGAATAGATTTGCAAATATGGCTCCAATAAGGGCTGCTGCACCGCCAACCCCTAATAGAAGTCTCCAACCACCATGGGCTTCAGAAAGCGTTTTTTGGATAGCTTGAATAGCTTCCTTTATTTCTTTCATTTCTGCTACCATTTTATCCATATCACCTTGCAAATGCTCTATATCGTTGGCATGGGTTGCCAATTCTCTAGCTGTAGAAATTGGATCAATTACATTCATTTCATTAGCCGTAGAAAGCGATTACTTCTGCGTTAGAAATTGTTGCATAAACACTGTTATAAAACAAAACGCCTTCACCAGGAATAGGCACTGTAAATGTTTGACCATTAGCTAGCGTAGGAATATTAATTCTAGTTTGTCCAGTAGCACCATCACTTAGTAAAATACTACCTGCAGTAGTTGAAGGCTGTATTACTAATGTTCTAACACGGGTTCTGTTAGGGCAAACAACACCACTTGCACTTAACGTGGCCGATAATACATCAGTTTGCATCATAATTAATCTCTCCTAAATTTTAATTGGGGGAAGCTAAACAGCAACCCCCATTCAGATTAATTAATCAAGATTACCGTATGGGTAATTTGCTGAAGAATTACCAAGCGCATCATCATACTGTGTATAGCGAACAGTTGTATAAATACCGCCACCAGTCAATGTTGTCATACCAGTACCAACGATAGAAATCGTGAACACTACTTGTGATAATACAGATGCTAATGGGCTTGTACCTTGTGATGTTGCAGGCTGAATGTACAAGTCAGGTGTAGTTGCTTGCATTGCAAGAATGTTAGCACCAGTATATGTACAAGTTTGACGACCTGTACCTGAAGTTGTAAATGTACCATATTGTGAACTGTTAAATCCATTACCAACCAAAACAGTAACAGATGTAATAGTACCAGCGGCTACGGAAACTGCAGTGCCAATGTCAGCAAATAAGTCATTTATATTTGAGTTTGCTGGAACATAAAATACTACTCCACGATAGATCTGAGTAGCTGTATCAGCAGGAATCACTGCTGGAGTTGGTGCTGGTGCATTGTAAGATGGTAAAGTTCCTTGTGCGCCTGGAACATATACAGTTCCTGGGAAGTTATATACCAAGTTAGTTTGAATAAACTGACCGCTACCGCCTGAATATCCTTGTGTACCTGATGTTGTATTTGTTAATACAATATTGGCATCTTGAGATAACTCACAGTTACCTACGTTACGGAATTGTCCGAAACGGTTATTGCCAGCTAAAAGTGGCCCTTCAAATGTACTACGTCCCATAATGGACTCCTTATGCAAAAGGCTTAATTCAATCGTTGCATCGTCTGCTGGGGCAGTGGCGAATTAAGCATTAACCCAGATTTTCATATGTTACTACTTTAAAATGTTTATGCAAGTTTTATATACAAAAAAAGCCCCGAAGGGCTTTAATTATTTCTGTAGCAATTTTAAGCTAGAGATAATGGAATCAATCCAAAAATCATTTATTTGTTTTACTTGTTTTGCAAAATCAGAAAACTTCTTTTCAATTTCTTTGCTGTCAAAATATTGGCTCATATATAGCTCCTTAAGTAGGTTACTGACTCATTATTGAGTCATTTTGTGTAGTATATTACACATTTTGTTGCAGTGCAACATTTGTAAAATAAAGTTTACCGAACGGGCAATTTGTAGCTTAAAGTGTACAAAAATAGGAAAAAGTTCCCGATAGGGAAATTTTGTAAAGAAAAGTGTACAGATTGTAAAGAAAAACCCCCTAGCTTTTTGGGCTAGAGGGTGGGGTATTGACAGAGAATACTGTCAATGGGGGTGATGCTTAGTATGTACCGTAGATACCCAATGGATCAGACCAACCAAAGGAATAACGCTCACGAGACTTGTAACGGACGTTACCAGTATCGAAGTCGCCGTCCATGCTGTTCTGCAATGGGGTACGAACAAAGTGCTTCAAACCATTAGGTACATCAGTTGTCAAGAACCATGCATTAGTTGCTGTCAAGAAGTGGTTAATTGCGTAACCTTCTGGAACTGAACCATTGTTCTTAATTGCATTGATGTCATTGTTGTTTGTACCAACACGGAGTTCAGTTTCGAGCAAGCGAGTTGCAACGAACTGGAGTGCAGGTGGAACAATCAATTTCTTAGGTTTAGCAGCGATCAACAGACCACGTTCATCAGTCCACGCAGCGATCTGAATAACAGCGTTTTCCAACGCAGTTTCATTCAAGTCAGCAGGAGTAGATGGAGTGTTACCGTTAGTACCACCGTTAACCAATGGGTGAGCAGCGCTCAATAACGGTTGACCATCGCCACCAACATAGGCAGCGTTGAAGCCGTTATTCAATACAGCAGCAGCTTTAACTTGCTTTGTATACGCCATAGCACGAGCCAAACCTTTGGTGTAGCGAGCTGACAAAGAATCGTAGAGGTTATCTTCGATTGCTTCTTCAGTTAAGCTAAAGCCAAGGGCAATAGTTTCGTGGTTGTAGCGAGCTGTCCATGCTTCTTGTGCATTGTCATAAGAGATGGCTGTGCCTTCCCCTTTAACTGGTGCAGCGCTGAAGCCTGACAGTTTTGTTTCTTCTTCAAAAGAACGCTCAGAAGTCTCTGTTTCATAGATCTCTTTGTGTTCTTCACCATAACGAGCGTACTCTAAACCGAACAATGCGTTCAATCCAGGTAACAACTCTTTCAGTAGTTGTGCGCGTGAAATAGCCATTTAATGTCTCCTAGATTAAAGAATTACTGCAGTGTTGTTATAGTACGAATGGAAGCCGAAGTTCAACTTCAACAGAGCTTCTGGGTACTGTGTAAACACCATTGTCGAGCTTGCAGGAATAGTGATTGGTGTAGATGCAGTACCACCAGCATTCACTGTAGCTGCTTGTGAGCTCAATGAAATAGTAGTAGAGCCAGCAGGAGCTGCTGCAGATACCCAAGCACCAGTACCAATGTATTGGCCGTTAGGAGCCAAATAACCAACTTCAGCACCAAGAGGAATTGCAACTGTTGTAGCAGAAACTGTCAAAGTAGCAGTACCACCACCTGATACCAAAGTTGCTGTAGTAGCTTGAGCCGTATCACGAACCAAGTCAACAACACGCAATGGGTATGCAGCAGTAGCAGCGCCAGAAGCAGCTAAAACGCCAACATAAGAATCACCAGTGTTGATATTACCAGCCAAGTCAGAAGCAACTACGTTCAATCCGATGGTAGCAGTATTAAATGAAGCTACAGTTGTTGTGCCTTGAACGGCAACAGCAACAGCTTTAAATACTGTATCTGGATCGTCAGTTACTACTGCCATTGCATCACCAGCGAGGGTGTTTGCAGGCCAGTATTGGTTGAAAGTCTTTTGTTTAGTTACAGGGTTAGTGTAAGAAACGCCTAGGAATACGCCAACCTGACCGTTTGATGGAGCACCTGTTGGAGCAGTTGCGCCAGTTGTTACAGCCATGCGTTGTACATAACCTTTGTCTAATGAAACCATATCGCCGTAGAAAATATTGATGCCATAGTTATACTGGATCGGCAACAAACGTGTCGAACCTGAAAAAACTTGACCACCAATAAGACTAACTGGCTTCAGCCCATAGGGAGCTGGAATAATTGGATAAGCCATTTAAATCTCCTAATAAAAAAGTAATTAACCTTTGCTAACCGAGGATTTGTTCTCTTTAAAGATCGGCATCCTTGGATCGCTTTGGCGCATAAGATTGTTGTCTACAGCCTCTGTTTGAGCTCTTGTTTGGTCAGCATAATAAGCCTGCTGTTGTTCCAAAAACTCAATAGGAGTCTTGCATAACAATAATCCGCCAACTTCGACATTGTTTTTAAAACGACTGTCTGGGTCAGCTAACAGTTTAAATTTTGGTTGTTCTTCAATCGTTACTGGCTCCCAGCCTTCTCTCAATTTAGATGAGATATTGCGTGGGTCAGCCTGGTTAAGGGTTGAAACACGAATCCAACGATAAGCATATCCAGCCATTTTGTCTGGCTCAGGGAGTAGTTCTGGGGGCATCCACTGTTTAGGACGCTCTTGAATTTCTCGGACTTCTACTTCACGGGTATTACGATTTTGTTGCTGTGCCATGTCAGG